ATTAATAAGTTCTTTCTGTTCTTCTGTAGTTAACGTGCCTTCGACTTGTTTATATCTAAGTTCACTAAGTCTGGCCTGAAGACTTGATTGTCTTATACTTAAATCACTAAGAGCAGTATTAATATTATCCATCTGTTTGACAAAGTCCTCCGCCGCCCGTGCTGAATTAGTAAGATCTGCAATTAAACCCGTAAATTTAAGATCAGTTATAGATTTTGAAAATTCTACAAAAGTTGCTTTTAAGACCGCTGTTTTCTGTTCAAGAAAATCAGCACCTTCACCTGTAGCATTAAATCCTGTTTTAACTACATTAAGTACAGTTTCTATACCTCCTATTGCAGCGGCTGCACCTAAGAATATATTTTTAACTTTACCGATTTTATCTGCTACATCATCGTGAAAAGATTTTATTCTTCTATTAGATTCTTCTAGTCCTCTTTTTAATTCAGCGGTGTTTGCTGAAATTTTTAAGGTAAGATCATATAAAGCTTTCGATGCCATTATTAAATAGTCATTTTAAAATATATATTCTCATTTTTTAAACAATTCTTTTTCTAGTTTTGCCCAATCAGGCTCTTTTATATCGATAGTATTTACTTCCTCATCATTTTCCCAATAAAATTTGTATAAGTCTTCAGGTGAATTTATATTCGCTCCTAATGCATTAATTATTAAAAATGTATTTAATCTTTGTAATGATGATTCAATTTTATGTTTTGATTCTTCTTCCGTTATAACATATTTTATTGCATAATAAAATTCACGAGGTGTCAATAAATAAAAATCACTTGATGAAATATGTAATTTTGCTATAGCGAATCCACATAATTCATCAAGTGATATCTCTTTTTCCTTTTCTTCCTTTATTTTTTTTTATTTTCCTCGGAATCCTGAATAAAAAACTTTCCAAATAAATTTAAGAAATCTATATAAACTTTATTATCGACAACATATTTATAAAAATCTTCTCGCTTAATAGAGAATTCACTTCCTTCTACTTTATGACCATATTTAATTGCATAATACAAAAATGGCTCAATTAAATATAATTTATTTTCTACATCTGTAAAATCTGACATTTTACATCCTGTCTCACGTTGGAGCTCGCCTATTACATAATAATTAATTATAACAGGATGCTTTTCACCGTTTATAGTTATATACTCAACCATAGGTTTAAATTAATATTTTTAAATTATATGTTAAGAAACCTTAAGTTTTGATATTGCACCTGTGCCCTTAAATGAGGTTGAGAAAGTAACTTTATCTTTCTTTCCAGGATTAGATACCTTAAGACTTGTCACATAAGCGACACCAGCAACATAATTATTGCTTGCAATATTAGGTTTAAATGCAACATATATGCTCGTATCATTGAGATAAGAATCAAGTAAATAATCAAAACCACGTGATGTATCACTTGTTCTTACAACAAGAGCATTAGTTGATCCAGTCCAGTTTTTAGTTCCAACTCGGAACTCATCCCAATCGCCTGATGATAGGTTAGTTACCTCAATTTCATTTTTGTCAAGCGAATATTCAAAACTCTCTGCATAAGCAAGAATAGAGTTGTCGACTAAAATCATAAAATCTTTGCCTAAAATAGGATTGAATGCCATAGCTAATTAATTTTATTTTAATTTATTTTTATTATATATATTCATTTATTACGAATGAATAATATATTATATGTTTGTGTTTTATAATACACTTTATACTCAAGATCATAAGATGCATCTGAATCAGTCATTGTAATATCTCTTACATTTTCGTTATCGTCATAATTTGTTAAATAGTTATATAAATAATCACTAATAATTACTACATTATCAATATCAGGTGATATTATTTGGACATCTAATGCATATTCAATAATTCTTTTAGTTGAATCAGTATTAACTTTTTCTTCGTTTAAAAACTTATAACTAAAAACAATCCAGTCCAAACTTCGATCAAAATCTACAGGTAGATGCTCATATCTTATGCCTCCTGTCGCCAATTCATTAATTGAACTGTCTGATGTTATGACATTTAATATCGATTCAATAATTTCCATAATTATCCAAGTTTCTTTCTAAGTCTTTTTAAACGACGCTCAAGTATTTTATTTATTTCTTCACCGAGATTTTCATTAAAATAATCAACTACTTCTTCAACTTGCGATTCAATAAATGGTTGAATTTGTTTTCTTCCTTCAATTTTTCCTCTCGACCATCCTTTTTTTGTTTTTCTTTCCTTTGTGCCAAGGTCAACCCATCTTATTATATATCCTTTACCTGTTACACCGGCCTGAACAGCATCTTTATCATCATTTGCTTGAACAACTTTTATTGTACTTTCTCTTTCGGCTGAGTAATTTACTAATGTTTTTAGTGGTTTAACAATCTTTTCTTGTCCTGTTTTTCTTAAAAAAGATTTTATAATACTTTTTTGAACTTTTTCCGGAAGCTCACCTAAAGCTTCAATTATTTCTCTAGCACCATTTAATTCATATGTAACTATATCATTATTCATACTCATAATGTCGACATATAAATTTTATAAATTGATCATTTAAAATAACCACTTCAATAATTTTATAATATTGGTCATTATAAAGAATTCTGTATTTATTATTCACATCCTGAGTAATTTTGTTATTTCTTACTATAAACTCTGTTACATATAATAAATCCTCATTAATATTGGTTGAGACGGCGCTGATACTTCTTATATAAACATTTGCCCAAACTTCACAATATGTTTCATATTCAATCGTTGGAGTATATTTATTTGAAACTCCCTGCGTCCCCTTTTCAATAACTATTCTATTATTTAATAAATAACTTAACATTAAAAAAGGATCATTTTATATGGAGATAATAGGCGCTCGAAAACATTAACTCTAGTTATTCCTGTTAATGTATAAGAATTGCGTTCAACATCAAATAAATTACCGGCTTCAATTAAAATAGCTTGTTTTATAACAGGCTCTATTGTTGTAGATGAAAAACCTGTATAATATTTTATAGTAATTGAATCCGATGAAATGGTGTCTCTATAATTAATAGTAAAACAATTTGGCTCGGATATAACATAATAATATTCACCTATCGATGCATCATTACTATCATATGTTCCTATGTAATCATTATAAAAACCATCATATATTTTTACACAACTTCCATTAAAGTTTTTAATATTTAAAACATTTAATGTTTTTGCGATATCTTTCTCAATATAGTTTTCAGCAGATGTTGTTGCGACCTTTATAAGATCATTTAAATATTCGTCATCGTCTGAGAATGATGCCTCAATTCTTAAATGACGTTTAAGTTCGAATAATGATACAGGATAATCTAATTTAGTTTTTGTTATATTATATTCATTATATCCATATACAAGAGGCATAATACAAATGATTTATTTATTTATTTAAAATGAAGGGGAGAGGTTATCTCCCCTTCAAATCTGGCAACTAATTATAATCCTGCGGATACATCCTTAAGGATGCAGAATGCTCGTTTATTCATACAACCTGTATCAAATAAACCAATTGCTGTAATATTGATGAGTCCTTTCTTTGCATCTGAATAAGGATCAACAACAATTTCAATTGGTCCCCACTGACCTACACAAACCTTTGTCCAGTCACCAAAGTAAACTTTATTTGCATTTGCGGCTGGCGTACCGTATGCCGGGTAACCGTTGAGAGTATTGTCAAGTGACCAGGCAGGACCGTTTTCAGTTCCAAGCAATGATTTTGTTTTAAGATATGCTTTAACTGAAGGAGTTGTAACATATGCAGGTGAATTAAGTGAAAGTCCACCTATGGATGCTTCCATTTTTACAATATCCTTATAAACAAGGCCTGTTGCAGTGTCATCAGTCATCTGAGTTGCGGCATCGGTATCAATCTGATCAAAAAGATCATAAGTAACGGCATTGTATATACCATTTATAAGATTTTGCAAAATGCTCTGATAGATGCCAGGATTTGTTTGTGAAAGAGTTTCTCTTGAAATACTCTGACGATGAGTTACTCTGCGAGCAGAAAGTGTCAATGCGTCGGGAGCCATATTAGCGCTAGCTGCATCTGCATCTTCACCAGGGAATGTTGCTAAATCTTCAGCCATAGAAGGAACAACAAAATTACCATTAAGATCAGTAAAGAATGTTACACCAAGTTTTTTAAGAAAATCTATTGATGGCGAATAAAGGACATCAATTTCTGATGCAACTCCTTTATTGATCATTGCTGATTGAGTGCTAGAAACCAAAGGATCGGCGCGGAATGATGTTTTTCCACCATTTTCAACAGAATTTTTGAGCCAATCTCTAAATTCAATAACTAAATCTTTTCTTTCTTCCATTTTTTCTAAATTATTTTCTTTTAATTCAACGACAATTTGTTTATTAAGTTCTTCTTGACGTTCAAGAATACGAATTTCATTGTCTATTTCTTCTATTTTAGTATTAAGATCATTCCATTCAGCTCTTTTTTCAGCTGTTAGATCTTCTACTTTAAGAATCTCTTCCATTTGAGAGATTATTTTTGAACGTTTTTCCTTTAAATCTTCAATTCTTTTCATAATAAATTTTTTATTTTTTAATACCTTTTAATTTTAAAAGTTGAAATTTCATTTTCATTCTTGTTAATTCAAGATTCTCTTTTTGATCCTCAGTTTTTGCCTCACTATTTACACTAGATTCATCTTGTTTCATTGAATGCTCATCCCAATATTTATAACATATTGCTGCAGCCTGATCCACATCATTAGTTTCACCAGTATCCATTAAATATTTAATGCACTTTGAAACAAATTCATCTTTACTTTCACCTGGTTGTGGCTCAATATGCTCTTCATAATTAATATTATCCTCATCTCTCGCCATAACATACGTATCAGAATAGGCTGCATCGACAACTATACTAACATCATATAGACGGGATACTTTTTTAATGATTCTAAGATCATTTCCATTCTCATCTTTTGTCCATTCATCATCATTTTTCTTTACGGCAAAGGCAAAACTGTTCTCAAAAAGATCACCTCGCTTAACAAGTTCATAAATATCATTACCAAGGGTAGTATTTGGTACTTCTGCTATGAAACGCAAACCATATTCATCTAATAATAGCTTTAAAGTTCCAGATTTCGTTCTTGCAATTACTCTATCACGTTCGTGATTGAAGGTTAGCACAACATTTAAATCCTCACTTTTAAGCACATCATTAAATGCTTCAGGCTTTATAATTTCATAGAAAAGTCTATTATTTTCGCTAATTAATTTTGAGCGTCTATTAAATACAACTGCATATCCTTCTAAATATCTTTTCTCACCTTCTTCAAAGGCTCTAAAGGATATATCACCTGAATAATTTCTTATAATCTTTTTCATTAATAAAAGTTATTTTTTTATATATATTCATTTATTTATTAAATGTTTTATCAGTATTATTTAAATTAGTAATTTTGGAAACAGTTAAATAATTTCCTGGCATAAAATGTTCATCACCTTCAGGATATGTTGGATATCCTTCCAATTTACATACATCATTAGGAGTAACAACACCCATACCTTGTAAAGTTCTTAAATTCTCAATTCTTGTTTTACTATCGGTTTCCATCAGTGCATTGAAATTGAATTCTATAGATACACCATTTAGACGCTCTTCGGTTGTTAAAAGTTTAGACTCTAATTCTTGACGATACATTCTTCCTATTGATGCAAGTGTTGATGCTTTAAATTCGAGCATCATATATTCTACATTATTATATTTTGTCGCTTCCAATATGCCTACCATATGAGGTGGAACTCCGTATAAAGCAGCTATTTGTTGAGCGTTAAACTTAATCGTATTAATAAATTCAACATCTGCAAGATTTAGCTTGAGATCAACAATATCAGTATTTGGTGGTAATATAGCAGCATTTCCAGCTTTTGCAGCACCCGCATATTTGGCATTAAATTCATCAAGTGCCTTTATCATTGCGTCTTGTTTTGTATTTGGGACTGTAGATTTAATAATCTTAGGTGTCATCGCATTATTTCTATAGAAGTTGTCAATAGTTTGAAAACCTTGATATGTAATAGAAAGGTTTTGACGTAAAGCCTCAATAGGATTAAGGCCCCATATACCATCTTTTGTAATACATTTAAAATGTAATATTTCACTTGAATTTATTGGCTCTACCTTCCCTTCATCATCTTCAATTAAATAATAAAGTTGATCATTTACAATTTTATAATCTTTAACTTTTGATGGTGGCAGTAAAACAAGTGATATAACTCTACCATTATTTCTATAAATTCTTGCAAATGAATTTCCTTTTAAGTTTCTCCAATATTCAAGAGCTGCAAAAAAAGTTTGTTGAGTTGTCCAATTATTAGGTTGATAGTGCAAAATTGGATATCTATAATCATTCTTTTTTACAATTTTACCATTACCAGCATCCTCATAAATATTAAGAGGCATTCTTGAAATGGTATCGGCAAGAATCTTAATACAAGTATATATTGTACTAATTTTATCACTTCTTTCAGGATCAAATGGAAGATTGCCATTAATTAACGTAGGAATTATAACATCATTATATGTTTCAAATGATCCTACCCACAGGTGTTTGAGATTCGCGAAAAAATTACTAATAGCCATTATTAATATTATTCTTTTTTATATTATATATTCAATTATTTAATTAATTAAATAATTAATTAATTACAATTTTTTTGTATATTTTTATACGCCGTTGTATAATTATTAAGTGCAACAAGCTCTTCATCATAAAGATCTTCAAGATATCCACCTACTGCCATTGCAAGTGCTACGCAACCATCAACCGAGTCTGCTTGTCTATTTTTGATAATTTTTACATTGTCATTTCCATCACGATAAAGCACTACATTTTTAAAATTCCATAACAATACAGGATTATTGATAGCTATTTTATTATTATATATCAATGATTCAATGTATTTTAATGGCGCATTAAATTTTAATGCGGTTTGTGGGAATTTAATGCAATTAAAACCATCTTCTTTAAGACGTGTTACTAATATTGGAGCATTATAAGGATCATAATAAATTGATATTATATTATATTTCTCATTTAAGAATTTAATTTTCTCATAAATTAAATTATGATCTATAACTCTACCACCTCCTTTATAGATGTAACCATCATAAAACCATTTTTCAAGAGTTTTACCAGATTTACGTATCATATTTCGTTCCGGATCAGGTAACCAGAAATAAGATATTACATAATGTTTTTCATCTTCATTTTTAGCTGGAATAAAAACAACAACAGATGTTAAGTCGGTTGTCTTGGATAAATCCATACCTATATACACATCTCTACTGTAAAAATCTTCTTCATTAAATTTTGTATATATTTGTAATAAGTTTTCTTCAGGAATCCAGATCTCAGGTGTATCACAGAATATATTTAAGTGTTTCGTTAAGAAATAAAATTTATCATTATAATTATATTTTACCGAGTTATATGTTTTTTGTAAATCTTCTAATGATATTATTTCACCTAATGAAGGATTTGATTTTGTCCAAATATTTGGATCATCAATATCATCCATTGGATCAGGTTGATATAAAAGTGAGAATGTAGTTTCATCTTCAATAATACCTTTTAATACATTTTGATGATATGTAAGATATTCATTTAAAAAACCATTTATATTTACACCTGCCGATGATATAAGAAATAACACGGGATTCATATGTGCAACCATTCCTGTTTTAATTGCCATATAAATAGCATTATCTTTATACCCGTGCACCTCATCAAGAATTGCCATATTTGGTGAATATCCCTCAAGTCTTGCAGGCTCTATGGGTGAAAATATTTGCATAAAGCCCTGCCTTTTTTTATTTTTAAAAGTAATTTTAGACCTCTGCGGAGTAAGTAAATGGTTTAATTGTGGTGTATGTATAACCATATTTTTTGCAAAGTTTAGGGCTATGGAGGCTTGTTGAGCAGTATTGGCAAGTAGGATTGATTGAGGATTCTCAACACCATCGGCAAGCATACCATAAACCTGAAGTGCGGCTGAGAATGCAGTTTTACCATTTTTACGGGCTACAAATAAGAAGACTTCTCTTACAACTCTTTTCTCAGGATTGTCGGCATAATAGAATCCAAATACATATATTATCACAAATGATTGCCAAGGAAATAAAGGGAATTGAATATACTTATCTTTTTCTTTGTTATGTAAAACATTCAAATAC